TCAACCACAGGAACGAGAAACTTGGTATGAACAAATTAGAGAAGCAGAAGGATACTTATCGGACCCTGCGTATCCAACACCATTCCTTTCAAAAAGAGCAACTGCCAGAGGTATAACTGTTCAGGAGTTGGCTACAACTGTTATTGCTAAGCGTAACTCATATTTAGAAGCGACTGCTACAATTTTATCTGCGCAAGATTTATTGTTATCTATGAATCCTATACCAGAAGATTATCAAGACGACAAATATTGGCAGTAAAAAAAACTGGATGGATACATGAATGCTTATAGGAGATTTGTGATAAAATGCCAATAAACTTTCCAAGCAGCCCATCAGCCAATCAACTTTTTCAATATAACGGAAACAGTTACCAGTGGGATGGTAGCAAATGGAGAAAAACAAACATTTTCTCCAACTCAATCGTCACGGAATATACTAATAAAGTTGAACAAACTACATCAACTGTAGATATACAGCCTAACAAATATGATTACCATGTGTTGGATATAACTGGTGATACCACAGTTAATGTACCAAGGGCAGCGCCGAATAGTAGTTTTATACTAGAAATAAACTATGCTCCTACCCCTGTCGGCTATGATATAGAAAATGCTAGTTACGATAATGTGAGTTTTAGTGTTGGTAGTCAAGATAACACGCCATGGGACGTGACAGTCAAGGGTGATGGTACTAAAATGTATATGGTAGGTGATGGTGGAAATACTGTTGACCAATACAGTTTAAGTAGTGCTTGGGATTTGAGCACAGCCAGTTATGATAGCGTTACGTTTGCATTGGGTTTCCAAGAAGCAAACCCCACTGGAATATTTTTTAAACCTGATGGTACAAGATTTTATATTACTGGGTATGCTGGCGATGACGTGAACCAGTATAGTTTAAGCAGTGCTTGGGATTTGAGTACCGCTAGTTACGATAGCGTCACTTTTAGTGTTAGTAGTCAAGATGCTTCACCCAGTGGTGTATTTTTTAAACCTGATGGTACTAAAATGTATATGGTAGGTTTTATCAATGACAATGTACACCAATACAGTTTAAGCAGTGCTTGGGATTTAAGCACAGCCAGTTATGATAGTGTTAGTTTTAGTGTTAGTTCTCAAGATGGTACGCCCAGAAAAGCTAAGTTTAATAATGATGGCACCAAAATGTTTATCTTGGGTGGAAGTGGCAACAGATTGCATCAGTATAGTTTAAGTAGTGCTTGGGATTTGAGTACTGCTAGTTATGATAGTATCGAATTTATCGTTGGCTCTCAGGACACTGCGCCGTTGGGAATAGAGTTTGGCAATAGCGGAACCAAGCTCTATGTTTCTGGAAATTCGAACAATCGTATATATCAATACTCAACGGGTTCACCTGTTGCAAGAAACATCACGTGGAGCAGCAACATACAATGGGCTGGCGGTAGTGCTCCAACTATAGATTACACTTACAATTCAAACATACTCATACATTTTTATACCATGGATGGTATAAACTGGATTGGAAGCCCACTATCTCTTGATTCAAGGAGTTCATAATGGCAATAGATTTTCCTGGTAGCCCAACCACTGGAGATACAGTTACCAGTAACGGAGTTGAATATATTTTTGATGGGGCAAAGTGGAAACTGAATAGTAAAAAATACAGTTATACTGGTTCTGCATTGGCGAGCACAGGAAACGCAGTCAGTGTAGACTTGAGTTCTGGCAACTTTTTTTATATAAACTTAGATGAAAATACTACTGTGAGTTTTACCAATCCACCTGCCAGCGGGATTGCTCAAAAGTTTTACATAATCCTATACATTTCCGGGACTGTTAGCAGCATAACATGGCCAGTCAGTGTAACTTGGGAAAGCGGTTCAGCCCCAACTCTACCCGCCCTTGGTGAAACAGATACGCTTGAGTTTTACACATACGATGGTGGAACAACATATTATGGAAAACTAGCAGAGGATGATATAAGTTAATGGCACACGATTTCCCAAACTCGCCGAGTGTGGGCGATACAACAACAGCAAATGGTATAACTTATCGGTGGGATGGTAGCAGTTGGAACGTGATCACCGAATCTGTTAGAAATGTTGTGGACACAATGAGCGGCAGTACAATAGATTATAACGCTGGAACCTATCATGTTCTTGATTTAGATAGCGGCACAACTAGCGTCACACTCACTGTAAGCAACTTGCCGTCAACCAGCGAAAAACATACTCTACAAGTGAACTTTACTAGTGCGGCGACATATTCTATAACATGGCCAAGTGAGTTTGAGTTTAATACGAATGCCGCGCCTACCTTACCAATTTCTGGCACTGGTTCTCTTATACTAGAGTTATACAATTCGGATAACACTACCATATATGCTACAGAAAAGTTTAACAATAGTTAAGGAGAAACGCAATGCAAATGCATTTTGTGAAAACAGATAATGAAAATAACCAGTTAATATACCCATACACGCTTGATATGTTTCGTGAAGAAAAGCGCAATGTTTCTCTTCCTCGTGCGCTTAACAATGCATTTCTTGCCACAAACAATGTGTACCCGGTATACACCCAAGAAAAACCTGAACATGATCCGATAACACAGGCAACCATACTCAATGCAAATCCAGCGTATGGCGATGATGGATGGACCATCGGTTGGACCGTAAAAGATAAAACGCAGCAACAAATAGACCAAGAGTATCAAACAGCAGCCGAACAAGCAAGAAAAACCCGTGATAAGTTGTTAAGCGATTGTGATTGGGTCACTGTTCGCGCAACAGATACAGAAACACCTGTTCCACAGGATTGGCTAGATTATCGTCAAAATCTTAGAGATATTACCACACAGACCGGATTTCCACACAATATAACTTGGCCAACCGATCCCAGCGGATACACTTACGGCGAGGAAGATGTTTTAGGTCCATAACCCAAATATAAATATATGAACAGTTAATTAATTTTAGAGGATGATATGAAGAATTTTGCTTATGCTTGTGTTGAAAGAGGTGGGTCACTTAGGCCATTAATTGTAGACTCATTGCATACAAATGGAACAGGGCTATTCAATCCTAGTGTTTTTTATGATAAAGAAAACGACAAATTGCTAATTAATATACGACATTGTCAGTACACTCTCTACCACTCTGAAAAAAATGTCTACGAATATCATTGGGGGCCTCTTTTATATCTTAACCCAGAAAATGATATCACTTTAACGACAACTAATTTTTTTGGCGAACTGAATGATGATTTGTCTATCAAATATATTAACAAAGTCGACACATCAAAACTAGACAAAAAACCTCTTTGGCAGTTTGTCGGTTTGGAAGATGCTCGTGTTGTGAAGTGGCACGACAAATATTATCTTATGGGCGTTCGTAGAGATACTACCACTAATGGCGAAGGACGGATGGAAAGTTCGAGAATAGAGTGGGGCGAAGATTGGTGTCGAGAAGTAAGTAGAACACGTTTTCCTGCGCCAAATCCTAACACATCTTATTGTGAAAAAAATTGGATGCCGATCCTCGATCAACCTGGAAAATTTGTTAAATGGGCGAATCCTATAGAGATAGTTAAATGCTACAGCAATGGCGTTGAAACACAAACAGAAACTACCACCCTGAAAAGTTCTCAAAATTTTGATTGGGACCAAAGAGGTGGTGGTCAAGTTATACCATGGGAAGACGGCTATCTAATGCTTACTCATGAAACAAACTTATTTCAAAGCGAAGCTGGTAGAAAGAACGCTACTTATCGCCATAGGTTTTCGTATTGGACAAAAGATTTTGAACTTATTTCAAAGTCTGATAGATTTGATTTTATGGATGCTAAGATAGAGTTTGCTTGTGGGCTTGCTGAATATAAAGATAAGATCTTAATTTCGTTTGGATTTCAGGACAATGCAGCATTTATTGTTTCCTGTCCAAACAACTATATGAAAGAAATTATGAATGTCTAACAATATTGAAGATATTTTAACGTCGTATATCCACACACCAGAAAATCCTGGTGTAAACTTAGATCTAGGACGTGCGTATTATAGTATTGGTCAAACCGCTTCAGCAGTTTCGTTTTTTCTTAGGGCAGCAGAGCGTTTTGATCCTGGGCAAAAACACCAAATTGCTTACTGCCTTTATATGATTGGTCTTTGTTTTGAAGAACAGGGTAACAGAACTAATCATGCTCGCGCAATGTACAAACGAGCAATTGCTGAATTTCCTAGGTTTCCAGAAGCATATTATCTACTTGCCAGAAGTTATCAAAGAGCGTCTGAATATAACGATGGATATCACTATGCTAATTTAGCGCTAGAAACATGCAATTTTGATGATCAAAAATTAATTCCTCCATTTCCGTTTGGTCAATGGGCTCTGAAATTTGAAAGAGCTGTTTGTGCTTGGTGGATCGGCAAACCTTCTCATTCTAGAAATGACTTACAGGATCTTTTTAAAAATCATTTGCAAGAGATGGACCCTAACCACATCTCTGCGTTAGAACAAAACTTGATGAATTTAGGATCAGGGCCAGAATCTCAGGCGTTGAGGAAGTACACTAAAGACCAACATAAAAATCTAAGATATCAATTTTTCGATTCATCAAAAATTGAGCAAAATTTTGGTCAAGTGTACCAAGATTTGTTTGTGTTGTCAATGTTTGATGGAAAAAAGAACGGCACATTTCTTGAAATTGGTGGTGCAATGCCGTTCAAAGGTAATAACACAGCATTGCTTGAGAAGGACTTCAATTGGTCTGGCGTTAGTGTCGAATACCAAAAAATATTTGTAGATCAATATCGAAAAGAAAGACCCAATACTACAGTTATCCATCAAGACGCGTTAACGTTGGATTATAAGAGAGTTATTCAAGAAAATTTTGGGGAAGTTAAGGAAATTGACTATCTACAACTTGATATTGAGCCCGCGCGTTTAACTCTCGAGTGCCTTCACAAAATTCCTTTCGATGAATATAAATTCGGTGTAATTACATACGAACATGATCATTATGTAGATATTACCGGTAAATGTCGAGAAGAATCTAGAAGATTCTTGTCAGACCGTGGTTATGTTCTAGTAGTAGGAAACGTGTCTCCAGATGATAAAAGCCCATTTGAAGATTGGTGGGTTCACCCGGATCTTGTGTCAGAAAAAGCACTGAGTCGCATGCAAGTTGAAGCCAAAGATATCATAACCGCAGACGAATATATGTTTCCACAATGTGGGGTTAAAAGTACAGTGAATGCGACAATTAACCAAAATGCTAATAAAAGAGCATTTATTGTCGATGACTTTTATCAAGATCCACATTCAATAAGACAATTTGCACTAGAACAAAAGTATATTCAAGGTGGCTTTGGCCGTGGCTTTATTGGAGCAAGAACGGAGCAACAATTTCTTTTTGAAGGTCTCAAAGAACGCTTTGAAGAAATTATGGGAATGAAAATCACGAAATGGGAAGAGCATGGAATGAATGGCCGTTTTCAAAAGAACATTGCAGGCGAGCCTCTAGTATATCATTGTGATAGCCAAAGATATGCAGCTATGATATATCTTACACCAGATGCTCCTGTAGGCACTGGTACGTCCACATTTCAGCACAGAGACACAAAAATATTTCACAATTCCCATCCTGATATTTTGAAGGCTTTTGATCCAGAATGTCATCTAGATGGGAACAAATACGATGTTGTGGATAGATTTGGTAACATATTCAATCGATTAGTTATTTTTGATTCTGGGTGCATTCACGCAGCAACTGACTATTTTGGATGGAAAGATGAAAATTGTAGGCTTTGGCATATGTTTTTCTTTGATATATAAATAGACAAAACAAACACAACCGAGAATCGATATGGCTCAACCCAATAGCCGAAGAACCTTAAAAGAATATTGCTTGCGTAAGCTTGGCGATCCTGTAATCCAGATTAACGTTGATCCGGATCAAATTGAAGATTGTATTGATGACGCTTTACAAATGTTCCATGATTACCACATGGACGGTACAAAAAGAATTTATCTGAAACATTTAGTCACCGCGACTGATGTTACTAATAAATACATTCCTGTTCCGGAACAAGTAATTTATGTTAAGCAGCTGCTGCCATTCAACACATCAGCTCTTGGCGTTGGATCTGGCTTATTCGATGCTAAATATCAAATACATATGAATGACATATACAATCTCAACGGATTTGTGGGGTCATTGTCATACTATAAGCAGATTGGGCAGTATCTTGAAACTCTGGATATGGTGTTGACTGGCGTTCCACAAATCTCCTTTCAACGCTATGAAAACAGAATCTATATTCACGGCGAGTGGTGGGACAATGAAATCAAAGAAGGTGATTATCTTGTCGCTGAAGTCTATCAAACAGTAGACGTTGCAGGAATATACAACAACGCATTCCTTAAAGAATATACGACTGCTCTGATTAAAGAAATCTGGGGCAGAAATCTCAGTAAGTTTGAAGGCGTGCAGCTTCCTGGTGGTGTCACTCTCAACGGTCGTGAAATTCTTTCAGAAGCAAGAGAAGACCTCGAACGAATCAAAGAACAAATGAGACTTGGTTCCGAAATGCCAGTGGATTTCTTTATCGGTTAGAATCATGGCAACAAACCCATACTTCAGATATAACGCAACATCAGAACAAAATCTTTATGAAGACCTAATTATTGAGTCTCTTCAATTTTATGGCCAAGATTTGTACTACCTTCCAAGGGAAATAGTCAACGAAGATAAGATCTTTGGTGATGATATTCCTTCGAAATTTTCGTCAGCATATAAGATCGAAATGTACATTGAGAATGTTGAAGGGTTTGGTGGAGAAGGTGATTTATTTTCCAGATTTGGTATTGAAGTTCGTGATCAGGCAACATTTATTGTTTCACGTAGAAGATGGGAACAATCGGTAGCTTCATATGATAATCA